TTACACTCCGCCTACTGTAGAAATCCGACTTGGCGAGGGTAACAAACCTAACTTATTCCGTGGGGCCGATATGTTTACTGGTGACTGGATCAATCTTACAGATTACCAAGTAATTTCTGACAGATATAAAGGCCACGCAGTAGCTAGAACTAAAGCTATGAATAAGGGTCTCACCCAAAAGATTGCCGTCAAGGCTGGTAAAACGTATTTATTCAGTGTGTATGTGAAGAGTGATAAGCCTACTGAAACGGCTGTCGTGCTCAACTTTAATATCGACGATACCGCTGAGAACCAAATAACAGATATTAGCATGATGCCGATTACGGTCTACGAAGAATGGACTCTAGTTAGTTACAATATCACAGCTAGTAAAAATGGCTATGTCACACCTAGATTATCTAAGTATGATAATAATCTCGGTCCAGACGATGCATATTTGTTCGTTAGTGGTATGGACTTCCGTGAACAAGCTGAAGGTGGTCAAGGTGGTGACGGAACTATCCGCAATTACCCAATCCCATTCAGTATCACAGCTAGACCAGCTACTCAAAGAGCTGTAACTACTCATATTAGCGTTATTGCTAAAGACAGTTACGAAGTAGTCTCTAGTACTGGTGAGCGTAAGACTGTTAGTGCTGACTCAGAGGTATATTCTAGAGTTCACGTAATGACAGACAACGAGTTATATCAGGAACTAACTCCTAAAGATATTACTCTAGTGAACGGCCAATCATATTATCTAAAGGTCTCAGTATCGATGGATAGTGGATTAGTCGCTCAATCGCAACAACTATTAAACGTACGATGGTCAGGTACCGATTATTTACCAGACGGTTTCGTGGAATACGACAGAAAAAATATGAGCGCTCGTATTAGACCTTACTGTTTCGACTTAGAAGGAAATATGCCGCGTAACGTAACCTTAACGGTATTACGTATTAACGCCAATGGTAGCTTAACCTTAATCGGTTCTGGTATTGATAATGACGGTAGTGCAGCAATTGTAGACCCACACCCTACTCTAGATTATGCTAGATATCGTGTAGTCTCTACTGATATTGTTACAGGTTTGAACGAATATTCAGACTTAGCACCACTACCTATCCACGACCCAGCGATTGTTATTCAATGGGACGAACCGTGGAAACCATATTCTAAGGACGACCAATACAGACCTGAGAGTCAAATTCATGGCTCAATGGTACGACTTCCTTATAACGTAGACGTTAGTGAGAAGTTCAATGTGGATACTGTCCTTACGGAATATATCGGTCGCAAAAACCCTGTGAGTTATTATGGTACTCAGAAGGGTGTGTCTGCTACATGGAATACTGATATTCCTAAAGAAGATAAAGACCTTATTTATCAACTAAGACGACTTGCTGAATACTCTGGCGATGTGTATGTCCGCGAACCAAACGGCAGTGGATATTACGCAAGCATCAGCTTGTCTTTTAGTATCAAACACAGAGTACTAGTGGTACCTATATCAATCGAAGTTAAGAAAGTGGAGAGTGGTGAGATATGATAGATTGGACTAAGAGTATGACGCAGACTTTCGAATTTTACAAAGTCGACGTTCACACTTGGGAAGACATTGAGCCTTTGGATGCAGTTAAATCTTGTCGAATCACTCGCGACGAGACTAACGAGACCTTAGAGCACGCCACTTTCGACTGTACGACTCAGCTTGACGAACAGTACATCAGAGTATACCTAATAGCAATTCAAAATGGAGTAAAAGAGAAATTACCTCTAGGGACCTTTTTAGTGCAGACCCCATCTGTCGGATTTGACGGAAAGCAATTTTCAATCTCACTTGATGCATATTCACCCTTGCTTGAACTCAAAGACGACTATCCCACATTGGGGTACACACTACCTAAAGAAACTAACATTACGGATATTGCATACCGTATTTGTAGAGAACACTCTAGAGCAATTTCAGTTTACACTCCAAGCGACAAGAAGTTATTTACTGACTTCGTGGCTAATACAAAGGATAATTGGCTAACATTTATTAAGGATTTATTACCTAAAGCAGGTTATCGCATAGCTCTAGATGAGCGTGGACGCATCTTATTTAGTCCTATTACGGACGTATCGTCCTTACAGCCTGTCTGGACATTCGATGATGGCAACAGTTCAATCCTTAATCCAAATATCCGAGACGAACGAGATTTATATGGTGTACCTAACGTGTTAGAAGTTATATATTCTTCTGACGGGTCTACTATAGTATCGCGAATTGAGAATACCGACCCTGCTAGTCCAGTGTCTATTCCTAATCGTGGTCGCAGAGTCATGAAACGTGACACTAGTCCGGACATTGTTGGGCGTCCCTCTCAAGAATATCTGGACGAATACGCTGTGAAAAAATTAAGAGACTTATCTAGTCTCGAGCACAAGGTTACTTTCTCTCATGGGTTCTGTCCTGTGAGAGTGGGTGACTGTGTGATGCTGGATTACAGACGTTTCGGTCTTAACCAAGTTAAAGCTAAGATTATTTCCCAGAACATTAAGTGCGGGACTGGCTGTACGATCGAGACGACTGTTGTCTATACTACTAATTTATGGAGGTGATATTAATGGCCGAGTTATCAAGACATTTGATGAAAGAGTTTGCTACTCTAACTGCTGGTGATAAAAAGCCTGAAGTGTCTAATACCGTTCGAGGTACCGTTGTCGTAGACGGTGAAAATAAATACGTAGCGATTGACGGCTCGTCTGTTAATACGCCTATATCTGAAATTATTGATGCTCGACAAGGTGACCGCGTGTTAGTCAATATTGAAAACCACGTGGCTACCGTTGTTGGGAATATTTCCAAACCGCCTTCAGCATATAAGGAGCAAGAGGCTATCACTCGTATCACTGATACTAGTAGAGAGTTATCTTCTCAAATTACTGAAGTGCGAACTAACACTGAGACTAAGGTCGAGGAGTTGAAAATAAAGGTAGACAGTATCGGTAACGTATCCGACTTATCCGCAGTAGATAGTCGTATTACGGCAGCCGAGAATAAGGCTACTGAGGCAGCTACTAAAGCAGAGGCTGCTAAAACGGAACTGGAGAAACAAAAAGAACTCCAAGCTGCACAAGCTAAAGCTCTGGAAGACCAGATGCTTATTACTAAACAAGAGTTAGAGGCTAACGCAGCATTAGCTACTGCAAAAGAATTTGATGAGAAGTTCAAAGCATTGATGGAAGCTAACGATAAGGACCGCAAACAAGCTGAGCGAGACCTTATTACTATGGCTGCTCGTATGGAGCTTATTCAAGCTAACCTAGAAAATATGACAGCTGTATGGAACGCTATCGACACTGCTATGAAATTCTCAAATGAAGGATTAGCTATTGGGGAACGTTCTGGGGACAGTTATATTTTGGTCAAACCAAATCGTATAAGCATGTTCTCAGCAGGTTCAGAGGTAATGTATATTGCTAATGGGGTTATTCACATTGATAACGGGGTGTTTACTTTGAGTTTACAAATCGGTTACTATGTGGAGTCTCAGTATGAACACAACCCTAAATATAATGTAGTCCGTTATGTTGGACCGAAATAGGAGGATGATATTATGGTACAAGTGGTTGGATATACTAGTCCCGATTATGTAAAACTTGTATTAGACGTAGTAGAAGAGTCCTATGATATTCTGTCTAACACGAGTCTACTTAGATGGACTTTAAAATTAATGAACGCATCTGCATGGGCATTTAACTACGATGCTGACGCTAAGGCTGAGGTAGAGATTGATGGTGAAACCGTCCATAGCGGATATCACGCGTTCGATACACGTAACGGGGCTGTGTTACTCGCCAGTGGGACAAAGACTGTCGCTCACGATGATAACGGCTCTAAGACTATTGTAGTATGGGCACGTATGCTGGATGTTTCGTCGCTTGGAGATATCGGATGGAAAAAAGGCGAGTTAAAACTTACAGATATTCCACGTTCGAGTAGAATTAAATCAGTCGAAGGAAACACTTTAGGCTCTACGATAACCGTGAACCTTGAGAGATATTCGAACTCATATACTCATCAAGTATGGTGGAAAGCTTTTGGTGGGGGCTGGATTGATTTAGGAAACGTGAACGGAACGTCTGTAACGTTTACTCCAGATTTAAATCTTGCAAATAAAATACCGAACTCCACTTCGGGAGAACTAGTGATATCTGTCCGTACGTTCAATGGTAACAATAAGATTGGGAACGACTATGAGGGTAAATATACTTTAAGTATACCTGCCAACGGAAAACCGGTAATTAATGACCTAATCTTATCTGAAACAAATCCTAAACTCGCGGATGTATCTACTAACAATACTTTCGTACAGATATTAAGTGTAGCTAAGGTTAACTTCGGAGTTACACCATATTTAGGCTCGACTATCAAATCGTATTACGCTGAGGTAGTGGGCTACAACAATACCATATCTACTGACGGTGCTAAGTTAAACTTCTTTAGCACTAACGGTAAATATACAATTCGTGGACACGTTACAGACTCTCGTGGTATCCGCTCGGACATATTCGAGAAGGTCATTACAGTTGTTCCATATTTCTTACCTACTGTAACTGTACAAGCTTTACGCTCAGGCAGTAGGAACGATACTATTACATTAGTTCGTAATATCCGTATAGCTCCAGTTATTATTGACGGAATCCGAAAAAACAGTCTCTCTATGATATTTAGAACTAAGAAGACTTTGGAGTCCGATAACGTCTGGACTAAGAACACTGGAGGAGAACTCACTAATGTCGGAGTCGAAAACTTAACTAACTCGTCTGTTAATTTAACGGGCACATTCTCCCCAGAGTTCGCTTGGGATATTCAAGCTGTCGTGAGAGATAGGTTCTCAGATAGTATCCAACCGGATGGCGTACGATATAATACCACAGCTCCGTCTGAGGCAGTTATATTAAACTATACACCAGAAGGTATAGGTGTGATGAAAATCCGTGAGAAAGGCGCTTTGGACGTAGGTGGGGATATCTACTCGAATGGTAAACTCGTACCAACAGTCCAGTTAGCAAAACCGGACGGGCGAACATTAGCTATCACTGGCGATGCTAACAAGCTTATTGTAGGCGGTATGTACGCTACTAACAATGTAACTAACTTACCGCAAGGTGCTCAGCGTAACGGATATTTGTGGATTATCAATCACCATAACTTAACTAATTATCTAGTGCAGTATTACACACCACACGACAAAGACGAACTATGGATTAGACGTATGTATAACGGTACTTGGAACGCTTGGCAAAAATTTGCTATAGATCCTGGAGAGACTAAAGTCGCTACTAAGTGGGTAAATATATCCCTATGGAACGGCTGGCACGCTAACGAGGGTGAAGAGGTACAAGTTTCCAAACATGGTAATCTAGTCACTATGCGTGGTATCGCTCGTGACGGTAAGTCGGTCGCATGGGGAGCTCAGATAGGATATTTACCTGCTGGGTTTAGACCTGAGCGCATTACTTATATTCAGGCTATTAACGATGCTTATGGTAACGCGTCGATAGTGTTCAAACCTGATGGAGTTATTGAGGTCCGTAAGAACGTAGACAATTGGCTAGGGTTCGACGGTATCGTATTTACAGTATAAAATTAGGAGGTTATTCGAATGGGTTTAGAATTAATCACAAATCGTATCAAGAATATCAAGGCCGAAATCTCATCTATTAGAGAGTCATCTGGTCAGTTATTCTTAGAGAAACAAAATCTCGAACTACGAGTTAGCGACATTCAAGCAGATATTTCTCGTAAAGACGAAAGTATTGCAGCTCTTCAAAACGAATTGAACGAGCTAATAATCGCTAAGAACACAATCGAAAAATATGACAAACAGGGAGGTTGATAGTGAATGTCATTTAACCCTTCTGACATTTATGAGTTTGTCGGCTTCCTAGTAGGTTTAGCAGGCTTGTGGGCTTTCTTTGCTACTAGACTGACGAACCAAGAACAACGAATTACTCGTCTTGAGATGCTCGTGGAGAAAAACCGTGAGCAACTTGACAGACATAATATACGTCTTGACAATCATGATTTGGACAATAAGATTATGTTAGCCTTAGTTGAAAAGGTAGACGCTCTTAAAGAAGACATCAAGGAAATCAAAGACGAAATTAAAAAATAACTGGAGGATTTATTTATGAACAAAATTAACTGGAAAATCCGTTTACAAAACCCACAATTCTTTATTACATTAGTACCAGCTTTAGCTTTATTAGTACAAACTTTTATGGCTATCTTTAACGTATCGGTGGACTTCAGTGCAGTATCTGACCGCATGTTAGTGTTCATTAATGCGTTATTTGCAGTATTAATGATTATTGGTGTGGTTGCAGACCCAACTACTGCTGGATTTAGCGACAGCGCACGAGCTCTAGGATATACTAAGCCTAACGCTGACAAATAATTTAACGGGGGTCTGTCTGTACGGACGGACTCCTATATACATACGCGATATTTACAACTCCTTAAATGGGAAAGAAACCCATACGAAAAGGAGAGATTATTATGAAAAGATTATTATTATTCATTGAAGGACGAGATTGGACATTACCGATTGGAGTGACCATTATAGCACTCATCGTTCTAGTAAGTCTGAATTTATCAGCATCACTAACTTTCGATCCGGCTATGAGAGAACAACTAGTAATTAAACAATGGTTCGATACAGCTGGCTGGTTAGCAGTGATATTTGTAATGACGACGTATCTAGAATGGATGATTGAGAATTGGGCAGTCTATACGGAATGTTATTCTCACCACAAAGATTAAGAGAGTCTACATGACTCTCTTCTTTTTCTTTTTCGAAATCCAAAATTTTCCCAGTGGGATTTTTCTCAAAAACAAAATGAAAGGAGTGTATGAGTTATGGAGACAACTTATATTCTATTTGGATTAATGTTCCTATTAGGTGTGGTCGTGGGTGTGCTTGTGGCTAAGTATATTTACAATCATCGCAAAGTGGACGGAAGTATTACGTTCTTTGATGCTGAAGGTACTGAGATGCCCGTATTAGAGATGAACTCCGAGGACTTCAAGCGCAAGAAAATAATTGTTTTGCGTAAACAGTCCGTACGCGAGTAACGCGATATTTACAACTCCTATAATGGAACATAAAAAACCGAAAGGGGAAATAAAAATGAAAAAAGACAAAATTACAATGGAATTAGAGATGCAAATTCAAGAGCTTCTCGAACAAATCCCAAATTTACAAGGGGAAGAAAAGACCAAAGCAATCGAGGATCTACAGAAGTTAAATATGGTTCTTAACGAACGTCTAGAGGGAAGAAAGATTAAACCTTGGGAGACGCCCGTTAGAGTCGTATTAGACGGTATTGCGATTATCGTACCTTTAGTCTTGACTGCCGGCTTTGTAGCAGCAGGATTTGAGTTCGAGAAGACTGGAACTTTCACATCTAAGACATTGGCGTTTGTGATGAAGTTTTTAAAACTCAAATAAGTCAGCAAGTTCGAAAGGCGAGGGAATTTACAATCCCTTTCCTTTTTATCTTTCGCAATATTTACAATCTGTTTAATGGAGAGGATAACTGCCGATGGAAGTCTCTATGGAAAAACACCTGAGTATTCAGGAGATGCTTGTTCGAGTTGAGCGGCCGTAGTATACACACGAGTCAATAGTTTAATGAGGCACCCAGTTATTCTTTTCTTTTTGCAGGTTCGCAGGATTTGCAACCTATATAATGGAAAGGGGGAACCTAGACGCGAAAATGGCCTTTCCACGATATCTGAGTTCGAGTCGCTCAGGTATCACTTTTTGTTTTGTCTGATAAAAACTATAAAATGCGAAGGAGGAAATCAGATGGAAAAACAACAAATGTTAAAAGTAGCGGGGTTAGTAACAACCGCTTTAGGTTTTGCAGTGACACTAGTGTCAGGTTGGATTGAGGAAAAACAACTAGACGCGACTGTTGCTGAGAAGGTAGCGGAGGCAGTAAAGAAAGCAATGGAGAATGGAGGCAAGTAAAAATGAGCGGTAGACAAGATGTTCACGAATATAGTAGACTCGTCGAAGAGGAGTTAAAACCACTAGCTAGTAAGCATGGTAATAAAATGTGGGGCGGTCTAATGTTAGACGCTTATTTGTCATGGGAACGTGGAGAGTGGAAAGACTTCATGGAACGTACTAAACAAAGATATGAGGAGATGGAAAAATATGGACTTTAGAAACTGGGAAGACAATGAAGAAAGCATGGACAAGAAACTCTTAGAGTTTAAAAACTTATTTGAGAGCGAGTTAGTACCACTAGTGCATAAAACGAAAAAGATTAAAGCTGGTGTAGTACTAGATGCATTCAAAGCGTGGAATGAAGGCCGTTGGAACGAATTTATGGAACAAACTAAACAAACAATCAAAGGAGACGATACAAATGAATAACGAACAAAACTTAGGAAACATCTTAGAATCTTTATCAGTAAACGCAATCCAAACCAATAACAAGGTACAAAAACTTGTCGAGTGCGTGATTGCTAACCACAGAACCACAGGCAAATTAGTAGAATATACTAACCGTTGCGAGAGAGTATTCAAAGCACACCGCAAAAATATCAAAATGTTAGCAGTCGCCACTCTTATTACTACAGGTATGGCTTATATCACAGCTAAGCGTGTAGACTATTTAGAAAATAAGATCGAGCGATTACAAAAAGAACTTAACGAATCAAAACTAAAAAAGTAAGGAGGGTGTTCTTATGGTGATTTATGAGAATATGATTAATGATGAACGTTGGTATAACGCTAATCTTCATTTAGAAGACCGTGTGTTATACGCTAATTTGACTGGCGAAGAGTGGGTAGTCCTCGCTCGTAATGTAGAGAGTTATAATATCGACGATATGGAGTTGGAAGTAATCATTAGTCCGACTCTGATTGAGAATTATGGATTTACTCTATTTTCATTCATTGACCAATTCGTGATGGTTGAGTTATTTACTGGGGATAGAAGTTCTATCGACGCTTGGACTATGACGTACGCCGAGTATATTCGGGCTAAAGAAAACTATTTGGACGCTGAGCGTAAAGTAGTAGAGAGACTAAACGCTCAAATGAGGGGGTAGTATATTCATGAAAATTGAACAAATTGTTAGTCGAACAAGTTATACACTAAAGAAACACGGCCCGCTTATCCTATCAGTTTTAGGAGCGGCGGGTGTTATCCTTACCGCTAAACT